CCGGTTCCGGAACCATCCGAACACGAAATCCTCATTGGCGGCGCGCGATCGGGCAAGCATCTTGTAGCGCTCGCCCTGGGAGCAATTGAGGGCGCGGAGCATGACCCGTTCGGCATCGGATCCGCGCACCTTGAGATAGGTGCGGAAGGTGGCCAGCGTCTTGGGGCCGATATCGCCATCTTCCTTGATGTCGGGATACAGCTTGCCCTGCTGGTTGAAGGCGTTGAGCGATTCCTGAAACCAGAGCGCGGGGACAGCCGGCCCCATGTTGACGCCGGTGTCGAACAGTTCTTCGCCCACCGCTTCGTTGATCTCGGCGACGGCGGCAAAGCCGGTGTCGATCGCAAATTCCTGGCGATAGATGGCAACCGCGGTTGCGCGCGGAAGGGCGCGCATGTCGCCCTTATAGCCATGCTTGCGCGCAACCCGTTCGGTGATGCCCCACATGGTGGCGCCGCCCTTGTCGGACGGATGGTTGGAATAGCCGCCTTCGCGGCCGATGACATTGTCGATCAGCGTTTCGATGCTCATGGATCAGTCCCCCTTGGGAAGATAGCGATCGGCCAGGCGCGCGGGCAGGCCGGCTAGGATGTCGGAGGCGGCACGCAGGACGCGCGGGGTCGCGTCGAAGGCGACCAGGGCGATGGCAAAGGCGATCGACTGGGCGACAAAGCCATTCCAGCCCGTCACGGCGATGATGCCGATCGTCGCGTAATAGCTGACGGTCGAACCGACCACCCATTGCACGAAGCGCTGATGCAGCGGCAGGGCGGGTTTCCAGGCCTGGGCGACGGCCGAGCCGATCAGCGATGGGGTGAGCGACCCGACAAGGTCGGCGCCGGTTTCAAATAAGGTGCGCAGGTCCATGGATCAGTCCCAAAGTTGCGTGATGGTGCGCACGCCGGTGGCGGTGCTGGCGGAATTTGCCGGGACGGTCACGAGCGTGCCGAGCGGCAGGATGGTGCCAAGATCGGCAAGGCCGGGATTGGCATCGAGAATGCGGGTCAGATGTTCGGGGCCAAGCCCGGCATCGCGCCACAGCATCAGGTCGAGCGTGTCGCCCTGCAGCGCGGTCAGCTGCTGCGCGCTGGCCATCAGATCAGGTCCACGATGGTGCGGCCGATCCCCTTGAGGTCGCGCAGGGCGTGCTGGGCGTCGCGGCGCAGTTCGCCGATCGAGCCTTCCAGTTCGCTCGCCTGGTTGGCGCCGGCATTGGTGGTGTCGAAATCACGGTGACGCTCGATCAGTTCGGCCTTGGTATAGAGGCCGATGGCGCGCTGATAGGCGAGGACGCGAATGCTGAGGCCGTCCAGCTGGGGGCTTGGCATATCCTGCAACCGGGCATGGCCGGCGGCCTGCGCCGATGCGGCGAAGGCGGCCAGGTCGATGCGCGCGGTCATCATCGCGCCCAGGATCGCCGCGCGCAGGCGCGCGGCCGTGATGCTGGAGGGGACGCGCTGGGCCGCGCGGACGGCCAGCGGATCGATATCGGGGAAGAAGCCGTCATTGGTGACCGGCGTTTCTTCCTCTGGTGTCGGCTCCAGATCGGCTTCGGGGGGAAGGGCGACGAAACTCATGCCGGCGCCATCGCGAGGCGGGCCAGTTGGCAGGCGGTGGGGAAGGCGACCAGCAGCCAGAAGATGAGGCTGACCAGTTGGCCATAGGGAAAGCCGATCCAGACGAACTGGCGCCAGAAGAGGCGGCGCAGTGCCGGCGGATATTCGCCGATGATGCGGCGATACCGCGTGAGCCGGTCGAAGATCGCGCGGATATCAATGGCCATGATGACCAGGACGATCGCCAGGACCAGCGCGGTCGCGATCAGGGCAATGTTGGGCATCATCATGTCCTTTCCATGCGCCCCGGCTTACAGGGGTGGGGATCGGGTCCAGTGCGGCCCTGTGGCCCGAAGGCCTTCCCGCATCGCGCGATCCGCCCCTGAGCGCCGGGGGCGAGCTTGTCAGGCGCCGGCGTCCTGGTCGGGCGTGGTGCCGGGTTCATTCGCTGGGGCCAGCGCGGCGAGAGCGGCCGCCTGCAGCTTGGCCGCCCGCTTGATCTTGTCCTTGACGCCGACACGGACATTCAGTCGCTGGGCCTCGTTGAGGCTGCTCAGTGCCGCCTGCAGCCGGGGCAGGGCGGCCGATGCCTCTGTCTCTTCGGCGTCGCGCAGATGTTCGATGCCGATCGCCTTCATCAACTTGGCCCGGACCTGATCATGCAGGTCGAGGTGGGCGGTCAGCTCCTCGACGCGAACGAGAATGTCGGGCGAGAACGGCTCGCCCAGGCCCTGGACCTTGAGCGCCGCATCTGCAATTTCCTCGACAATGATCGTCGCGGCATTGCGCTGATAGCGCGCCGGCATCGCGACATGATGGCGCAGGGCAAATTCGGCCAGGTCCAGCCCGGCATGATATTCGCCAATGTCGATGCACCAGACCATCATGGTTGGCAGGACTTCGGCGGCGAGGCCCGTGCCGACGCCGGCATCGGCCTGCAGCAGGCCTTTCACCCAGTCGCGATATTCGGGGATCATGTCCCGCTTGGCAGCGATCTTCATGTCGATCGAGCGGATTTCCTTCAGCCGGCGCAGATCATGGCTGAGGCGCAGGCCGATCTGGCGCGCGGCGACGTCGGCCTGTGAGGGCTTGGCCGCCCCCGCCGGGAGAATGGCGGCGGGGGCAGCGGCCGCCCCACCATAGGGAGCAGACGCAGCGCTTTGGGCAGCAAGGATGCGTTCCTTATGACGGCGAGCAAGGCTCATGTGCGTGTCCTGTCAGGTGGGGAGGATAGGGGGATGGGAAAGCCGGATCAGGCCGGCTTCTTGCCCATCACGATATTTTCGGCGAAGGCGGTGCGGCCGTAATCCTCGACCACATAGTCTTCGTTGACGCTCTCATAATTCTCGATCTGGTCGAGCGCCGGCTCATCCTTGATCTGGCGGCGGCGGGTTTCCTCCTGCCAATAGATCGACAGGTTATCGAGGCTGGTGATCAGGATCGCATCCTCCGGGAAGAAGGGCACGATCACCGCGCGCTTGCCGGCCATCTGCTTGGGCAGGGTCAGGATGCGGTGCGCGGCTTCCCGTTCGGTGGCGGTATCGCCGGCGGCCTGCAGCAGGTTCTGATATTTGTCCTTCACCAGCTTCCAGCCGACGATAACGACCAGGTCGGTGTCGCTACGGTGCCAGGGATCGAGCAGGTCGAGCATGTCGAAGGCGAGCGCGTCGAGGTTGGCGAAGTCCGCATCGGCCGTGTCGATATTGGTGGCGTCCTGGTCGACCACCTCGCCGCCGGCGGCCACATAGATGGCTTGGGTGGCGCCATCGGTCAGCGCGCCATCGTCCAGCACGCGTTCGGCGGCATGGGTGCGGATCTTGTGGAGCCAGCCCTCATTGACGTCCTGCAGCAGCGGATTGGCTGCAATATCCGTCTGTACCGCGACGGACGTGCCGTTGAAGCCGATCATGATCCGGTCGCGGCCCTGCTGTTTCAGGATCACGTCGCGCAGCAGCGTCTGGAATTCGGGGCGATGGCGCCAGGCGTCGAGCTTGGAATAGCGGATCGCATGATCGAAGTTGGTCTGGCGGCAGTGGTAGCCGCCGTCATCCGTGGTGTCGGTCGGATCACCGGGCGTGCGGCGATTGCCGCCAGCGGTGTTGGTGCGGCTTGCCAGCGGGCGGGTGACCGTAACGCCGACCTTGTCGCCCTGCTGGGCGGGGACACCGACGACGTTGATCTGCTGCAGGAAGTCGCTCGATTCCTGGATTTTCTCTTCCAGCTTCTGTTCGACCACCGGGGCGACGCTGAATTTGACGGTGGCGTCCTCGACGCCGTTCACCAGCGCGATCTGGCTGACATAGGCTTTGAAGAGCTTTCGGGTTTCGTTGCGCATGGATGAAGGGCTCCTGGGGCGATATCGGGGAAGAGGGGGCGACGCGGTGCTGATCAGCAGTCGGTGACGATCGCGCCGGCGCCACCAGAGGCCGGCGGCCGATGAAAGGTCTGTGGCTGGGGTGATCCTGCCAGCTGCGCGCGGAGCGCAGTCATGTCGGACTGGATCGCGGCGACAGCATCATTGGCGGGCTTGGTGGCAGCGGCGATCTGCCTGGCGACGCTGTCGCCAAAGGCGGTCGCGAAGGCCTGGGCATCGAAGCTGTTGTCGTTGGCCGGGCGAGGCGGGGGCGGGGGCGGCGCAGCCGGCTCTTCCTTCTTCTTGAAGAAGGCCATGATGGATTCGCCGATGCTCTTGCCGATCGCGTCGCTGTCGATCGGTGCGGACAGGATATCGATCTGGGTTTCGTGCGCGGTGGTGAAGAGGTTGGGACGCGACTGGGCGGCGAACTTCAGGGGTTCGGTGCCGAGCGACGCGGGCTGATCGGTGACGGCCAGGCCGACCAGATAGGCCTTGCCCGCGCCGGCGAAGTCGGGGTGGATTTCGCAGCTGGTGAACAGCTTCTGCCCGGCCTTGTTGATCGCGATCAGCTGATCATTGGCCTCGATTTCGGCATAGAGGCCCAGCAGAACCTTATTCTCGCCATTGATGCTGAGCGTCACCTCTTCGGTCTTGAGCGAGGCGACGGTGCCATAGGCGTTGAACGGCTTGTCGGGGCTGTAGCCG